CTTATTTACAGAGCTTATATCTATTATTGTCGTTAATATATAAGTTGTGTCCCATCATTTACTTAGCATTTATGTACAAAATGTAAACGTTAACTTAGGGTAAGAGTGAGCCGACGCCCTAAGTTATTCCTGTTCTTCTACAATAGGAGAGGGAGAATTATTACGGTTAATATAATTGGAACCGTAACTCGGCTCAGCGTGCGTAGCAGCGCCGGCCGCAGGAGTACTAGAAGAGTAACTCCCTGTTGGGGTAATTTGAACCGGAGGATTTGGTTTTTCACGGGGGTTTCTCCCGCCCAATTCCGATTCTTTCTTTTGCCAATCGTCAAAGAAACCTCCAAAGGACGAAGAAGTCGTTCCTTGGAGAGGGGCTTCCCAATCGTGATCCGAGTTTGAAGAATTTTCTCCGAAATGGTTTTCAGCCATAGTCGGTGTAGGCACAGCTCTAGTATTAAGCCCAGATGTTGGTAGGGCCTTATGACTAACGCTAGCACCCAAAGATGCTGCAGCTTGATTTGCAACATTTGCACCAGGTTGAGAAGAGAAGTTTTTCATTCCCATCGCAGCTTGACGCATTTGAAAATTCTGCAAATTCAAATCCCACTGGGCTTTGAATTTTTGTTTAATATAGTCATCCTGAAGGGACAACTTATTTTGAAACTGGTTCTTGGCTTCCATCCAAGACATGGCACCTTGAGCTAGACCAGCTATTCCACCAGCAACAGCCATACCAGCAATCATCGCATTAGCTTTAACTGAAGTTTCCTTCGTTGCTAAAGACAATGCAAAGAGCTGGTCAACTGCCTGCCGATCAAGTAACTGGATAGCCCGAGCGATGTCATACTTGCTGGTACCTCGAGTTAAATCTAAAGGTGTCAAAAATCGGGTGGCGTCAGATTCGGGTTGTCCCATACTAGGACGGGTATTGGCCAAAGCCAGATATTGCAAGTCCACGTTAAAACGATAGTGGGATGAACCATTATTAGGAACGGGTGTCCTAATAACTATCTGATCTTTCAAATTAAACAAATAGCCTATCAAAGTATTATTACGGCGGTCTAAAAGATCCGCAGTAATAGACTCTTCAGGGCCAACTAACGAATTTCGCAAAGAGAGAAACCATCTAGTGAAACTTGCATCTGGATATAGAACAGGAGACGTAGGAATCGTGGCAAGAAATTGAACTTGACCATCAGTAGCAACGGTCACATTATAATATCCAGAAGGGAGATTATTAGTAGTAGTAGCCGAATCGGAACCAACAGGCCAAACAATTGTATGTAGACCATTCACACCCTGAACGGGTACTATCTCGTTGATTTCCGCAGTCCAATCGACATCTCGTACTTCACCGAAGCAAAATATGAGACGCCCTTTCTTATAGTTAGCGATGATAACCTCAGTCAGTTCAACGCGGTTTGTTGAATTCGAACCACCATCTGTGACAAGTAGATTGGTGATTGGAATTGCTTCCGCAGATGCAATGACACCGACAAACGGATTTTGAGGGTTAGGTTTAACAATATCACCGCTACCTATATCAGAGCGATATGGATAGTCGAGTTGTTGCGAAATGGGACGAGCATTAGCACCCCATTCAAAGTCCAAAGGATCCATGTCTTGAAGACATACCATAAATCGTTTGTTGTCGTTTGAAAAGAATGAAGGTTTCTGATTAATTAAAGTGGGACCTGTCTTATGTTCACCTTCAAACACACCACGTCTAGGACTTAAATCATAAAGATTCTGTACAGAAGTGGTACGTTCTTTAGTGCCATCTAAGAAGAGAGACCTATTAGCTATAGTAGGTAAAATGTCCTTAACATAAATTAAACTAGGTGTGTCTTCGAAAGACCTTAAAGTTACAGCGGAATCTATGGGTTCCCAGCACTTAAAACCATAAGCTGGGTCTTCTAATGGAGAAATAGCTGCAGACCTAAAGTTAATTACTACACTATTGTCGGAGTCTTCTCCAAACTGGTTAATTAATGGGGTATATACAATGCCAATTATTCCTGGCCTATCTGTAACGTCAGCCGGTTCGCCATTTACGGGGTCTTCAGAAGTGTCTCGAAAGAAATTCATCTTACGAGCATCGCCAATGTCGATCGAATACTCTCCTGAGCCATCTACATTAAGAATGACCCAGTTAATTTTCTGGAGAGCTTGTGGACTGTATGTAGTAACAGTACTGGCAGGCATATTTCTAACTACTCCTACTAGCAAGTTTCCTCGCATCATAGGAACAGCAGAAACAGACATGGTGACACGAATTCTGCCATTGTACCGTTTGTGCAAACGAGCCCAATTTTGTCCATAAGTGGAAAGTAAATTTAGACCGTATGGTATCCTAAATACGATTGAGCCCAAGGCTTGAGAACCCTGGATGGTAGTTGTCCCGGAGTGGAATTGCCTATATACCAAGTTGAGAATATCATCTTGGTACATATTCATCTCCGACATATCAGGAGGACCACCAACCATAGCCATCAAGGGAGCTTGAGCCGGGATATCGCGAGAAGCGCGAACTTGGGGATCATTTGGGCGAGTCAAACCTCCAGCTACAGTTGAAGATGCAGGAGCGTCTCCATGCATAGGAACACCGTTTCCGACATTCCCATGCTCACCAGCAGTAAAGGGCATGATTGGATTCCCTCCTTTTGGACCGGCTTGCGTGGTCATCGACATGTTTGCTTTGCATTCTACAATTCCGTCTTTGGGGTAATGTCTACTGCCGTGCAATCTGTTGTAACACTGGGTTACAAGAGTTTGCACGTCAAAGTCATATTCAATTTCGGTCATGCAGAATACATTGTATTCATAGTCGGCATCGGGATGTACTTCCCGATCTTCGCCACGTAAGTCAGCCCAAACATCACCAGGGAGACCTAAACCTAAGGGATTAACTACAGGATTACGAATAGGGAATTCTATAAGATCTTCTGGGGGTTCTTCAGGAGCGGGTATATCTGCAAGGGGATCTACATCTTGGAAATCTTCTAGGTCAATACGCTCTAC